TTTCGCTAGGCATAACGCCAAAGTGACCGCAAATAGAATTCACAAGGTATTCGTCAAGAGTATCTTTAAACTTTTCTCCGTATCCGTCATACTGAACCGCTTTCAGTCCTGCTGGTAGTAGACGTACGCGCTTACGTTGTTCGGTTTGTCCTGCTAAATCATTATTAAAAATGTTTTCGTAAGCACGAAGTAGTTCAGGGTTATTACCAAAGTTAGCGTCAGTTTCCATAAGTAACTCAGGTGTAACGCCGTCTGTATATTCGGCGCGAATCCATTGTTGTCTACGTAGATAAATATCAGCGAGCGCAAGAGCGCGCTCTGTAGGAGAGTAGCCATATACCGTCATTGTTCGGCGGTTACGAATCATATAAGAAAGTTCGTCTGACGTGAATTCTCCGTCTGCTTCTTCGCCTTCAATACCTGCGGCAAATTCGCTACGTGGGAAACCATAAAGGATTTGTTGGTAAGCAGGGAACGGTGGCATAGGACGCATACCACGGTCATCTATAAGTGGCTTAATTGTAGAGCCGTCAAGAATTTGTAACCCTAATAAATCTCCACCGACAGTTGATTGCGGCCAAACCGCCCACGCGTCAAGTACTAAGATTTCTTCTAACGCAATATTTAACCAATCGCTAAATACAATACCGTTTGACTTATCAGGTTGTTCCCAAAATTGACGCGCTCGCGAAATCTCTTCTGTATATCTATCACGAGCAACGGTCATAGCGCGCGTATGGTTACCGCCAATTTCGCTGATAATCTTTTCTGCGGAATCTTCGGCAAGAACAATATCCCAGTTAAGTCCGACAATCTTTGACTTTAGAACTTCAATACATCTACGTAAAATATCTATTTGGTCGGCTGCAGCACGAAGAGTTTGAAAAGGAACTAAACGCGTAGCAGTAATATTTATATTTTGCGCTACTTGAAATTCATAACGGCGTGGGTCTGGTCTTCCAGAATCTTCACGTGGTGGGTTAATAGCCCCTGGCACAATAGGCATACCTGGAGAAAACGGTACGTTTGGTGTAACAGGATTACGTGGTAATGCGTCAGTAGTACCGTAAGTAGTTTGCGTACGTCCTGAAATATTTCTCATATCTTGTTCGGACATAGCAACCGCGCCTACAGGTAGGTTAGGTGCCTTCGTAATTTCTTCGGCTACCTTCTGAGCAATACGGTCTAACAGACCCATATTTATCTCCTTCTATTAGCCGTTGTTAAGCGTGTACTACTACGCGATACTGGTTTGAAGTAGGTGCTACTGAGAAAGCGATAGTAACAGTATTGACAGTTGTGTGTGCTACATCTGTGATTACTTCTGCGTACGGCGCAGAGTTATCATAGACAGTAACAATTACGTCACGAGTATTTAAGTTATGTGTGACCGTATAGGAAGTAGCAGAGCCGTCACCAACGCTTGCCGCATACTTACTTACGACAACTGCTGAATCAATCGCTACGGTATTTGTTAGTACTGTAATACCGTTTCCTGCGCCTACCGCTAAGTCTGAAGAGATATTCAAACCTGAAGTAGTAGCCAATTTAATTTCTGCGCCACTTGCGCCTGTTGCTAATCCGTATCCGCTACGTGGAGCAAAGGTAAAGTTAGAGCCAGTAAGAAGTACGCCGTTAGAAGCGGTATATGTACCTGCGCCTGAGAACTGTGTCCAAACAATATTTGTACTACCAAGAGTTACTGGCGCGTTGTTAGTACAAACCCAACCTGTATCCGCGTTTACAGTTCCTTGCTCTACGAATACGTAAGCACTAGGAAATTCTGAACCTGCGTCCATATCAGTAGAACGTGTTGGCGCACCTGAAGCATTAACAGTATAAATACCGTTAGCGGTTGCGTCTGTTTGATTCTTAATAAGAAGACGGTCACCAGTAACAAGAGTAACTCCGTCTACTACTTGACCGTTAGCAAAAGCAGTAGCCAAAGTACCATTAGTAGTTGTTGCCGCTACTACTGACGCTTTAGTATCTAATCCTTGTGCTACTGAATCTACGTAAGTTTTATTTGCGGCATCTGTTCCTGCGCTTGGAGTTCCAACGTTTGTTAATTTAAATCCAGCCATAGATAAATCTGCGGCAGGAGTAAACGCGTGTGTGTGGTCTTCCTTCGAAGGTGTAGTTGCGCTTCCTGCGCTACCAGTTACGCCAGCAATAGCGTTTGGTGTAGAAGTACCAAGCGCAGGTGTACCGTGAGTATGGTCTGCGCGCGCGTAGTTAGTAGCAGTACCGTTTCCTGAAGCCTGTCCGTATGAAGTTTCAGTTACTACGTTTCCAAAAGCATTAGTCTGTTGCCAAGTTGAACCGTCTGAGTAATAGAAAAGATAATTATCTGTTGCGTAGTAAATAGTTCCTGTGTCTACTGAACCTGCGGCAGGACGCGCAGAAAGTAAACCTGATTGAACCGCGTTACCAGCGACTTCCCAACGTGTTCCATTATAAATATAAAGTTGATTATCAACGGTGTTGTAATACACCTGACCTGCGAGTGGTGTTGCTGGCGCAGTAGCAAGATTCTGAATTACCGCGTTCTGTAATTCGTTCTTGTTAAGGTCAATACTTACTAAAAACTTACGGCTCATTTGTTCTCCTAAATTACGTACGCCGTACCTGTAAAGGCACTGGTGAAGGTTATCACCATTTGATTCTTGCTTGGATAACTAAACGTGCCTTCACAATTAGTTCCTGCGCTATCCAAAACTACGGCGGTTGGTTCCCCACCTAAGTTATGGTTAATCGTCCATACTGCGCTCGCTTGCGCTTGCGTGTGTGTATAGAAAATACTAGCAGGACTACCTGCTGAACCTTGCGGACCAACACTTGTAATTTCTACTGTCGGAATTATTGGTTGAATAATTATTGCGTCATCTGCCATTATCGCGTCACCTGTGGACTAACTATAACCTGACCCTGTGCCAGCCTTGTAACATTAGCACTTTCTGTGATTTCTATATCGTAAACATAAGTGCCTTCGTCAATCGCGCCTGTTTGTGTCGCAGTTGCCGTTACGGCTACCATTCCCGTAAGTGGCGTTATTGTGATTCCACCGTTAGCGGTAGTAAGAGTTAATACCGCGTCAGGGTCAGAAGGAAGCGAGCGCACTTGAAGTGCCGCCGTATAGCCAGTTAAGTTCATAGGTACAGTAGCGATTCCGCCTGAGATATAAGTACCTGTTGCGCCGTTAGTAACGGTAAAAGAAGTTGAAGTAGCAGTAGCAATAGTTTTATTTTGAAGGTTATAAACGTTTGGAATTACTCCGTCAATAGAAACAGTTTGCCCTACGGTAAAAGCATTATTACAAGTATAAGTAACCGTTGTTCCGTTACCGCTTACGTTAGTTAATGCGGCAGGTTGTTTATAAATAAAGTTAATATACCAATTAGCACCTTGGTCAATCGTTGTGTTGTATGTGACCGCCACTTAAACTCCTAAACTTGTTCCACACGAAGAACATATTGCTTGACCTTTAACCTGAGGCATACGACACGAAGGGCAAAAGTCCGCCATAGCCGCAAGGCTCATCATACTACTGCTACCGCTATTTAACTCTGTAATAGCCCATACTAAAGCGTCAAGGCGGTCAGGACTTTCATTACTGATTGGTGTCCACTCGCACATCTGCGTTTCAAGTTCAGCAAAGTATCCGTGGTGGTGAACTCTACCCTGTTCGTATAAAGAACTAATAGGTTCAGCGCGTAATTGTTTTCCACGTGTCGCGGTTACTTTCTTTACTGGCGCACTATGGTCTACTTGTTTAATAAGTAACGTAACCATATCTCCACCGTTATTAGTTTCGGCAATAATCTTATCCGCACCTAAGTCGTGGTAAAGATTTACCGCTTGCCTAGCCCACGCGTCAGGAGAAGCGCGTAATGACTTATCACTAAGAACGTAGTAATGATTATCTGAAGTAATACCTGCGGCGACAATTCCCGTTTCATCTGAATTTGAGTTATTAGTTACGGCAGGGTCAATCGCTACAACGATTCTGATTAGTGGCGGAATATCCGTTACGCGCGCTCGCTCTATCATCTCACGTGTCCATAACGCGCCTTCAACCGTGTCTAGGATTTCGCCGTAAAGTTCCTGCCTACCAAGTCGCGTATTCTCGTAACGCAATTTAAGTTCAGCGAGCGCAGACGGCGCAAGATTCTTAGCGTTATCAAAAGTAGAACCGCGCACTACACGAACCCCTTCACGGTCTACTAAATCTTTAATTAACTTTGTAGGTCGTGGCGTAGTAGTAACAATAGTTTGTGGGTGCTGACCTAATCGCGCACCGAACTGATACTGGTCCCAAGCGTCAGGACGTTTAAATGCGGCTAACTCATCAAACCAACCGCCGTGAAATTGTGGTCCACGTAAGCGGTCAGGCTCTTCTCCTGAGAATAGTTTTATACGGCTTCTATTCGTTAAAAAGATTTCTGAAATAGAACGGTTGTAATCCTTTAATACTCCGAACTCTTTTAGAATATTTAGGATTCCTGATTCACCTTCAACACACGTATCACGAGCGTCCGCGTGTGTAGGCGCAACGATAGCCCACCGCGTATTCGCGTTACTAATCGCTTTCCACGCAAGCCACTCTGCCGCAGTTCGCGTTTTACCAGCACCACGACCAGCCAAGAACAACCACGTGTTCCAATCTTCGTTATCAGTTGGAATCTGTTCCGTTCTCGCTAGTTGGTGCGTCCAGCGCACGCGTCTTGCCGCTATTAAGGAGTTCAACAAGCCGTTGGACTTCGACATCAATGGTGCTTGCGTCATAATGAGTTATCTCCACCTGCGCTTTAACTGGCATATCTAAACCAAGTAAGCGCGCTCGCCTTTCCATTATTTTTAATACTGCCATAACCGCAGGGACTTCCCCACGCATTACTTTGTTCCATAGCGCGCCTTGTGCTATGTCTAAACGGTCTAACTCCGTACCGCGTAACTCTTCTACATCAGCACGAATAATTCTTTTACAAGCGTTTACATAAGCCTTATGTGCGCCTGAAGGATTAGCAAACCCTAACTCTTTAGCGATTAAATCAAACGTTAAACCGCCACGCCTTAGTTGTAATACTTTTGCTTCACGTTCTACGGTTTCGGGTTTAATTCGTGACGGTCTTGCTTTACCGCTCATAGTCGCTTACCTATTGTAAGAAGTAACGCAAATAAAAAGGGAACTACAAAACCGCCTATAAACCAACCAAGAATAAACGAACCCCAGTTCACGATTTCCCCCAACCACTTCCACGAAAGATTGCTGGCGTTGCGCCAATAACTTTACTCATAGCGTTACCGCACTCGCAGGTAACTTCGTGCTTATCTTCAAAGCCAAAGTAAACGTTCTCCTGTTTCATACACTTGTAACACTTAAAAAGATATACAGGCACTTACCACTCCAAGCCACCGTAAACGCATAGGAACTCTATAGTCATTCCGTATTTACTTACGTGTAGCCCTAATCCAAACGCTCGCATAAAACCTAAGTGAATCCATATCTTTCCAACTTTATTCTCGTATACCATTACGTTATTTCCTTCCTATAGTTACACTATAAACACTTATCCAAGATATTAACTTTAACACTTTCTGCTATTGCTTTCATCATTAAAGGCGGAACACTTCTACCGATTCTTTCCCACCTTTGTTCATAAGTTCCAGTTAGTTCAAAGTCTTCAGGAAAGGAACTTAATAACCGTAACTCTTTTAACGTAAACTTTCTTTTCTCTAACGGGTGAGTAACGCTTGCCGCACCTACGTTTCCACCAGTAGCCGTAATAGTTCCAATAGGCTTATCTAAACTTGGACGGACTAATTGAAAGTACTTATCGCTTTGCTGACCTACTTTTAACTTATCGTATTCAACGCCTAGTGCGTAACGGTCAAGAGTAATATCATAATTAGTTTCAGGGTCGTGCGTAATACGTTCTGCGTTAGTTTCTAGTACGTCACGTAACGTGTAACGCGTATTCATAGGAGTAGGGAAGGTTGGAACTACTCCGTATTTATCTACTAAGTCATTACGTACGCCTATGATTATTAACCTTTGGCGCGCTTGCGGTATGCCTAAATATGAAGCGTCAAGAACTTTTGCGCCAACCATATAACCAGCAGAACGTAGTTCAACCATAATCTCTTTAAAGTAACCAAGAGCCTTACCGCGTACTAATCCAGTAACGTTTTCTGCTACGAAAGTTTTAGGTTGTAAGTCTTTTAGTACTCTTGTAAATTCAAAGAATAAATCGTCTGAGCGTTGTACCCCGTCTGAATATTTCTTAGTACTTCCCCAAGCCTTTTCACGTGAGCCAGCCATAGAGAAGGAAGCGCACGGTGGCGAACCTTCAAGCACGTCTATCTCTTCGTAAAACTTTCCTTCGTCAAAGATTTGTTTAGCACTAACTTTTCTTATATCTTCGCCGTTCATAAACGTATCGGGGTGGTTAAGCGCATAAGTATTACGGGCT